TGGTGCATAGCCTAGGATAAATGCCATATGGAGATATTGATCCTGACCATCAATCCCTGATATTTCGGTATAAGGTGGTGAGAGATATCCCGGAGTCATTAAATGCTTGCCAAGCACAAGCGGTACTTTACCGTTCGGGTTTGATTGATTTTTTGCACCATGAATTGCCGGATGGTTGATTGTCCCCATCTCGTCGGCATAAGGACCACCGATAACGCCAGCGCTTGTGAGTCCTGCAAGAAATGGCGCAGCAATACCAATAACAAAGCCAGTAACTACCCAACCTACACCGCCGGTAGCAATACCCAACACAATGAAAGCCAAAGCCGCAAGCGTGCCACCAAATGCTTTTGTCGCCGCTGCAGTTTCTCTATCGGTGCTTCCATTCTCAGGGACAATCCGGACAATTATTTCGTCATCATCTTGAACAACAGTTTTGCTTCTCTCGTCGTTGCTAATAAGTTTCCCATTAACGTAAGTTCTGACCATCAATCCATGTGGGATATCGCTTCGTGCGTTCTTAACAATAGATTCAAGCGTTGCGCCTGATTCTATCGTTTCTTCGCGTCGTTCGCTCGTGAATGGATGCGGAAAGAAATATACTTTAGCTGGCACGATAATATCCCTCCACCTTCAGTCTTAACTGTCTAACACCATCGAGAGATTCAATCACCGCATCGGTGCCTCGGTTGGTATGTAATATCTCCCCATTGCCAATATAGAGTGCGGTATGGCACAATTTCCCACGAATACGAATCAGCACAATGTCTCCTTCTTGCGGTTCGTCCACTTTTTTTAGTGGCAACGCTTCCATACCAATCGCTATCTGCCGTTCACTTTCGCTTACCGATGAACGCTCGTAATCATCGAACGCTGGCAGTTCTTTGCCAAACTTTTCACGTAAGACAAGCCTCACAAGCCCCCAGCAATCACAACCTTCTTTTGTCCTTCCAGCATCAACGAAAGGTATACCAACATAGTCGCCGTAGTTCTGGTGAACAATATTATCGTTCATGTGAACAACCCTGGCGCTACTTGTGCCGTCAATTCTATTGGCAAGACTTCATATTCAAGGGCATCATCGATAGCTAGTGAAGCCTGAATTATCTCGTCGTCATAATCAATGCTTTTGACGATATACGAAATTCCTTTTACTGGTTCGAAGACTCCGGCAGTACCATCGAGGCGCTCGCTTCCGTCAAGATGCCAGCTTCCGTTCAGCGTCAAGGTTCCTGATTCGTCATACCAAACAGCTTGCACATTTACGGTGATAAAATCCCCGACGGAACGAAGTGCCGAAATCAATTCGTCGGAATTATAGGTTGTCAATGTTGCCGAAGCGACTTCGCTCGACGTCTCGGCGTGCCAATCAAGCACAAACGGAACAGCGGCATAAGTATGCCCACCATAGGTAAGCGGTACTGTATTATTTGTTATATATATGGTACTTACTGAAGGGTGCGAAATAGTAAGTAGCACTACAGTAGCGCCACTTGTTTCTCGAGCGAATAAAGCAGCCTTAACTTTTGCAGACAGTGTAGTGCTCATGCCCATACCTCTAAATCAACAGTTACAATAAACTCATGGTCGTTTGGTATATAACTCGGCGGATTTGCTTCTGGAGAGAATCGCGCCTGAACATAGACAGGCGCCGCGTCATTATTAAACAGTCTCCAATCAGGCCAATAAAAGGTATCAGTTCCATAGTGTAAAATCGTCTGGTAAAACGCCTTGAACGTCGCAAGTTGTGCAGACGTCATTGCATAAGAATATCGATGCGGTTCAGGAGCTGTCGTAGCTTTTAGGCGAATCTTTGCAGGCCCAGCGTCCATTTTTGTAACACGTCTATTGTCGGGTAGTGAGATGCTAGCGCCATCTTGAAGCGGTCGGACCGGTAAAGAAGTCGGCCAGTATTCCATTTAGCTTTTCCTCACGCCACCGGCGTTTGCCGTGGCAATTTCTTGCCGTACTATATCCCGCAATGTCAGGATAATCTTTTTATTTCCAGACGCATCAGTAATCGTTTGCGTCTTGCTTGCAATCGGTGTCGACGAATAATTGTTGATTTGAATATCGATATTACCTGTTGATTTGGCAGTTACCCCAAGCTTACCTGTCGAATCCCGTGCCAGCGGCATGATAGCTTCAGGCCCACTTTCCGCGAATACACCACCTTTTGCAAAGGTGAATAATTGAGGATTGTCATAAACTCCATTAGCGTATTGGTGCAAAGATGGAGAAGTATAAACATCTCCAAGCGCATTGCCTTTTAATAGTCCCGCTCCAACACTTCCGACAAGCCCACCACCAATCAATGCAAGGGCCAGCGTATCATTGGATGGATTTACATCGGTCAGCATTTGTAAGCCGGCCTGCACTGCCAGTTTTGGGAGCATGACAAGAATTTTCTCTAGTGTATCGCTCATTGCGTCGCCGAACGAAGTCCACGCATTAGCACCATCTGCTATCGCTTCGCCAAGCTCATAGAATTCATCAGTAAGAGAGCTTACCGTTGTCGTCAGTATCGCTTCTCCAAACTGTTTTGCAAGTTTCGTGCCTGTATCATATTGCTCTGCAAGTTCACGTAGTGCTTGTTTATATCCTTCAGAAGATAGCTCGCCAGCTGTAAAGCGTGTTTCTAGGTCATCAAGTGCCGCTCTGTACTTCTCTGCATCAGTATACGGGGTCGGTGGCATTGAATAGCCTAAAACGTCTCCAGTGTACTGATTGATAGCTATAGGCTTTTGCCGCCAGTTAGTCGTCGGCGCGGCACCCTCAAATGCGCGCATGTTTTCTCTCAGCAAACCTTCTGGTGTATTTATTGCTAAACGAGCTGTTTCTATTGGAGCTTGTTCAGGAGTTAAAAGAGGGATTCCACCGCCGGATTTATACATCCATCGGTCAGTAGGAGCCCGGGATGCCATAGCCTGCATTTCTATGAGGCTATCTAAATACATACTTGACGCAATAGTATCGATGGCAGTTTGTGCTTCTTCTTGAGTGAGGTATGGTATACCACCACCAACCTTATTAAGCCAGCGATCCGTTGGAGCGCGCTTTGCAGACTCTGCAAGTTCTGCTCTAAGCCCGGTAGCTATCTGTGCATCTATTGAATCAGTAACTGCTTTTGCAGCTTCTGGAGAAAGGAAAGAAACACCGCCACCTGGTTTATATAAATACGGGTCAACGGATACTCTTGCCGCGGAATGTTCTAATTCAATCCTTGTAGACAAATCAATCGACGCTTGTATGGTTTCAAGTGCTATATCGGCTTCTTCTGGACTAAGATAGGCAATGCCTCCACCGACTTTATTAAGCCATCGATCAGGCGGGGCTCGGTTTGACGCTTCTGCCAGCTCAAGCATAGTAGAACTAAATATCTTGTTGTCGAGTCCAGCTATAAACGAGTCGGCTTGTTCTGGTGTAAGAAATGCAACACCGCCGCCAGGCATTGATTCCCATTTGTCGCCTTTATAGCGCCCAGCCATTTTGGAAAGTTCGATAGCGGTATCAAAGGCAATTCGATTGCTTATATCATTAAGAAAAGCATCAGCTTGCTCTTGTGTTAAATACTGTAAACCACCGCCTGGTAACCTTGCCCATCTATCAGATGGCGCACGATTAGCTGACTCAGCAAGTTCAGCTCTAAGGCCAGTAGCTATCTGCGCATCTATAGTAGCGATAATAGAATCCGCTTGCTCTTGAGTGAGTAGTTTAGTACCACCACCAGGTCTGTAGAGCCATCTATCGGTTGGCACGCGTGATGCCGCAGCACTAAGTTCCTGAGATACTGAGAGCATTACCGATGCAGTGATTCGTTCTAGCTCTGCCTGTGCTTCTTCAGGCGTTAATAATGGAATTCCTCCACCTGGCATATACATCCAGCGATCAGGAGGAACTCTTGATTCAGCCGACCCAAGATATTTTTCTGATTCTTGGGGAGAATACTCTTTTATTGCATTCTGTAATACAGTTATTGTACCTTCGCCGAGCTTCCAGAGGCCAGAAGTAAGCATCTTATAGAGTAAATCGTTCGCATCGCCAACAAACTGTTTTTTTAATTTTTCCTGTAAGTCTGGCGGAAGATTCGGCAGGGCTTCGGTATGCTGTTTTATCCAATCTTGCACAACGGAAGTGCCTGTTGGCTTCTGCCATCCTAATTCTGGCCGCGCCTTAATAGCATCAATGCCTGTTGCTTCAGTAAGCCATTGTCTCCAATCAGGTCCATTTTGTGATTGATCTTCTACAGGAACCCATTTTCTTCCTTCCGCACGATAAAGTTTGCCGTTATAGGTAGCATATTGACCGTTGTAATCAGACCATTCATTTAAAGAAGAAAGAGTTTTGTATCCACTCGGAGCATTAAGTCTTCCAGACTCGAGAGCGGTTTGTGTTTGCTCTTTTTGTAATCCCCGTAAAATACCTAATACTTGGTCTTGAAGAGTTATTCCAGTTCTTTGCCCTGTGATATTAGGCGCATATCCTGGCGGTATCACACCTTCGAGTTGAGTAGGATTGGCTTGCGCAAATGCAAGTGCTGTTTGGATGTTTCCACTTGACCCACCGGAAGCAATGACTGTTTTTATATTTGTTCTACCTAACACTTGATCAGAATATTTGTTAAAATCATCAAGCCATGATTTTAGAGAGTCTTGTAAAGACTTCCCCATTTCTGCAAGCATTGCCTTCCAGTTGTCTTTGGCGATGGATAATTTCCCCTCATAAGTTTTGGCGGTTTTCTCCATCATGCCTTCAAATTGCCCGCCCGTTTCAGTAAGGGATCTCAATGCTTTTTCAATTTCAGGGAAGCCAACCTTGCCATCGGTGACGAGCTGCTGTACCTGCTGGACTGATTTACCCATAACCTCGGCGAGAGCATCAAATATCGGGACGCCAGCGTTGACGAACTGGTAGAGGTCACGGGTAAGGACACGGCCCTGCGCGAGCGCCTGTCCATAGGCGAGGGCAAGGCGTTGCATGGTCTCGTCATTGCCGCGCGCAACATCGCCCATACGTTCTAGTGTCGGGATGATTTCTTGGGTGGCAAGGCCGAAGCCTTTTAGCATTTGAGCGGCGCTTTCTACGCCTTGGAAGGAAAGAGGGGTACGTTGGGCAAGGGAATAAAGTTCGTCGAACATTTTCGAGCCTTCCCCAACATCTTTCAAAAAGACGCCCCAGGCCACACGCGAACGCTCGAAACTCCCGGCAAGGTTAACCGCCTCTTTGCCAAGATCAATAAACTCTCGAATAGCCGCTCGAGTAACTTGGATGCCAAGATTCATCCCTGAGGAATAGCCTGCTATTTTGAGCGCAAGAGAACTAAATGACGCCTCGGTGTTGCGGCCTTGGTTGGCAAGGTTTTGGAGCCCAGCCGTGGTTTCTTGGATACCTTCATTATGTACCCGTACAATTAAGCTTGCATCATCCATGTATTAGTCCTTATTGTCCTCACGCCATTTCGCTATGGCGGCATCCATCGCTCGCAATGCCTCAATCTCCCACGACGACAGCCGATACCCTGTTACTTCCTGATAGTCCAAAAGGGCGCGCCACGTAATTTTCGCGCCAGAAAAGCCTTGCTCCAGTCCGCCTCGCAAATCCCAAAACATTTGCCATAAATATTCAAATCCTTCCGGAACCTGCACGGAATCAAGCCGTTCATCATGCCCACGCCCTTGCCGTTCCCTGGATTCAAGCTGTTCCCGCAAAGAAGTTTCGTCATCCTTCGCGGGAATATTCAGGTCGCAATATGCCCTAACCGCTTCGCATAGCGCGGCTAGGGCTTCGGAAAATAATTCTTCCTCGTTGTGATAAAATTACCAACGAACGTTGCCAAATATGGCAGTTTGAGATACTTTTCTTTTGCCGCTTCTTGAGAGAATTTCGCTTCGCTTCCGTCGTCCTCTTCAGCGCCTTTCCATCCAGTGGTACAGCGCGCAAAGAGTTCGCACAAATCTTCTTGCCGCAAGGTATTGATACCACGCGCCTTATTACGTGAGAGAATCTCTTCAAGCCCAGCCTGATACACCTTTGAATCGGCACCAAGTAGCGTCAGAATAAGGCCGGAAGGCTCTCCAGTAATAGGGTCTGGAACCTCGGCGTCAATGCCTTTTTCTGCAAGTGTCTGCGAATCGAACCGTGAAAACTTCATTTTGCCTCCTGTATGGCCTTATGCCAATTTCCACCAGCGCCAGTTAATGAGGCCGCTTGTTGGGTCCTTCTCAACCTGGAACGGGATATTCTGAATAACGTCCGTTTCGCTCTTCTGGAATTGCGCATCAGTGATAAAAACTCTAGGCACATCAAGCGCATAGCCAGTCGTGCCACCGGAATCCATAAACCTTAAGCCCAACGCAAACCGTGTTTCAGCGGCATATTTAGTCCAGAAAGAAGAGGATTCAACGTAGAGGCTAAGGTTTCCGGTCAGATTGGAACGCCCGTATGAAATGCCTGTTGCTTCATCAAGGCCAATTGAGAACTGAGGGCTTCTCTGATTCGCCATGGCAAGATTAAGTTGCGTAATTGTTGCGACAGGAGCACCATCTACCACTACTACGCTATCGGTTGCACGAATCGGCAACGTCGTTGAAGGATCGGAGTAAGAACCTGCATACTTAGTACCTAAAGGCCCTAGAATCTTTTTGGCAATAAAATCAAAGTTGCAGGTTACAATCCCATCGGTTGCCATCGAAAGCGTCATGCCATTAGCTACACAGCCTAGTGCTTCAAAGTAAATCGGAGTAGCAGTATCAAGTTGTGCATCTTCAAAAGCGAGCGATTTTTCTGTTGAGCCTGTTATTAGATACCCCATCCGTTGTACCGTAATGTTAGCCTGCGCCGTTGCATCAGCAAGCAATGAAGCGCCGGTTTCAGGGTCTTTTGCTTCTCCAAAAGTCAGCATATCAGCGGTGCGAGCGGTTACCTTGAAGAATCCATTGTTCGCAGTATATCCACTAGCGAATCCAGAAACCTTGACATAATCGCCAACGGAAATCAGCGAAGCACCTGTCCCGCCAATACCTGTAGCCGCCATCGTGTTCGTTGTTCCAGCGACGACAGTAACGGAAAGCGCGGAGATTGCAGTTCCTGCCAAAACCCATGAGTTCATGCACGCCGAAGCGATAAAGTCCTCAAAGGTTCCGTATGACAGCTCTCCGTTCGCCCTAAATGTATTAGTCTTGTTGCCAAGCCTTCCTGGAGCTACAGAGCGGTCGCCAACCGCTTGCTGGCTTTGTAGGTTGCTCCGCCTCTGTTCAAGCCCAGACGACAGAAGAAGCCTTGTCTCTGTGAAAACAGTTCCAGAAGGAACGCCTAACGATGATTCGGTGACGTATGAAGGCTGCCACCTTGAGCCACTTGCTCTTGCCATAAATACCTCCAACGGTATATTTTCAATTATTCACATCAGCTACCCAATAGACGCGAACGGCGACTACAGGATTGCCTGTTGTGCCATCAAAAAGCCCTTTTACCATGCCGCATGACGTTATAGTGACAGTCTGATTGTTGTACACAAGGTTCGTGCCAGGCTTAAAACAATCCATGATTCGTTGCGCCTCTGCCGTCATTGGTACGTCGCCAACGTCTCTCGGCTCGCAAACATTTACCTGAAAGAAGCCTGTATGCCTTACGCGAGCGCCAGCACCGCATCCATCCATGTTGGGCTGTGGCCCTGGAACCCACAGAATGCGATACCAGAGAGCATTGTTCGGCGGCGGAATTTCTGTAGTTCCATCCATGTGCCGCTTATTCTCAAACCAGGTCTTGTCGGCAGGAATTGCGGCTCCTGGCGCGGGGCTCGTTGCCCTAGAGATGAGCGCATGGCGAACGTCAATCAGACTCATACTTTCCCCTGCATTTTTGCAATCGTGATACCAACCATGCCACCGACAGCCTGTGTGCTGTAGCCGTTCACGGTTTTACCCTTGCCTTTCTTCGGCGGATTAGGATAAAGCCCATATTCCAGCACCTTTATGTACGGCAAGCTGTTGGATAGAAACGCGTCAGTCTCTTTAGGTTTCCAGAATGTTGCGACCACCTTCGCATTGTTTTTCGCCGACTCATAGTCAGTTGATTCAGTCGTAGAAAGATCAGGCGCACCAGTCGAAGGTATCCAGTTAGCACGTGCCATGCCTGTATCAACGGGTGTTGCCATGATAATATTGTCGGCAAGCTCTCCAAATACCTTCCGGCACACAGCGTCATTCTTTGCTAAAGCCTTGCCAACAAAGCTCTCAATCGATGCGGTGAATGTTCCGTCTCCAGCAACACCCATATTAACCCCTTGCCTGTAGCATGTAGTAAATGACGACATCGCCAGGCATGAACGGTTCAACAGTTACGATGGTGAGCGCAGTGTCATTATGAGTGCCAACAAAAAGCATCCCGCCAACATTCGGCTTCGGTATCTCAATGCCACTATCAGATAACGCCGATACCATGAATTTTCTGTCGCCAATCTTGATGCGCTCGCCGTCGTAGTCCTTGTCTGTGTACGATAGCTCAACGCCATAGACAGCATAGTCAAGCGGAACAACATTTGGATTTGTGTGCATTACCAAGGTACACTTAAGCCACGCGTCTAGCCTTCCATCGAGATACTCGTCACCATTAAGGGTCCATGTGCCATCAAGTACCAAATCGCCAAGGGTAACGTTTTGATAAAGTTCGCCATTATAGCGCCCATATTGACCAGACGTCCCAAAATCTTCCAGCGACGACAAGGTAATGATAACACTTTCTGGAACCGTGAGCGTCCACGTATCGCCCAATATCGGATCATAGGTATATACCCAATACTCAAGCGCTGCACCAGGATAGCGCAAAGTGAGAAGTTTACCGTTTTTCGAGATGCGGTCAGCCGCCAGTTTGCGCTTCGCTTGGTAATTCATCGTGATAGCCTCACGCTTCCGTTACCTTTCAAGATGCCGGAAAGACAGTTTTTAAGCACTGGATACACCATGCCTACCGGCGCCCCGGAAGCATAACCTGTTTCAAGGTTCCCAACCTTCTCACGTGTTATCATGCCGCCGTGCTCGAGCGCTTCCGTCAGTGCACCAGGTTCCGACAGCTCGATAAGCGCCGCTTCAAAGCACGCATATTTGATGCCAGTCGGAACACCAATAAGTGCATAACCGTCAACGTCACATGCTTCATACCGTGGCCACGACAACCCTTGCGTTTGCGTCATCCGATACCCCGGCCATCTATATGAATATGCGCCCTCTATGTATGCCGTGCCTCGAATGAGCGCCTTTTCAAGAGTGGTATCATCAGCACTTGTTGGGATTGAGAGCCCCCCGCGCGGTGTATATGCCTTGAACGCATCGAGTGTCGAATACACGTTCGCGTCAGGGACTCCGAAACCGTCTTCGACAATTAACAGGCTCACTTCTTTTTCTCCAGCGCTTTCTCAAGCGCGCCGATGCGTTTATTCATGTTGTCCATTTCATTGATGCGCTTTATCAGCGCTTCGATCTTGATTTCCGAATCATTGGCGCGTTTTTCAAGCATATCAAGCCTGGAAAGGACGGCTTGCATTTTTTCTCTTTCAAGGGCACCTTTCGGCAATTTCAATCCTTCCATTCCAGGCACTCCTTATTCTGCCGCGACACAATACGAAATGATTGCGTCATCCTGTGGATCAGCACTAAACGTGAACGTTACGCCGCCATTGCTTGCAACAGCAGACACTCCGGTTACGGTTCCGGTTCCAGCTTTTAGAATCGCCCATGAAACCATGTCGCCAGCCTTCACGTTTGCCATAGGAACGAATATCGCCGCTCCAAGTGCCGCATCAGCAGCGGCAATCTGATACTTGCTTCCCGTGGTATGCGCCACCGTATCAGCATCGTGCAGGTTGAATTTAGCTTTTATGTCATTCAGTCTTGTAATTGCACCAGCAAGCGTTGTAACGGCTGTTGTCGAAGCAAGCACTCTCGTAGTACCCTGCGCGATATGGTAGGTTGGCGTTGCGCTTGCCGCATCGGTGTTATGTAGTGTGTACTTTGCCGTCAGGTCGTTGACAAGCGCAAGCAAGGTTGCAAGATTGTATGGCACGACACTTGTGGCGGCGAGCTGGCCTGCGGCATGCAGTGCCTTATGCTCACCAGTTACCTCTCCCACAGTTACGTCAGCTACGTGCGCCGAATATTTAGTCCTCAATTCTGTCGCAAGGGTAATGGCCGACGCCAGCCCCGCGACATTCATATCGCGGGACGTAGTCATCGCATCATCCATGGCCAGAATTATTTTCTGATATCTTTTCCGTGAATGGAACATTACACAGCCTCCTATTAGCCGTTGGAAATCAGCGCGATGACGCCCGCGTTCTTTGCGTTGTACACCCTATTCCAAGATGCAGCAGCAGATAGGTCATCATCAGACGGCGAAGTAGCAGTATCAGCGGACTTAACCCAAGAGAAGCCGAGCGGGTGGATGCAGAACTGCCTGCGGGTATAGAGCGAATCAACACCGATACCTTTCGGATCTCGATATGCCTCATTTGCAATATACTTCCCGGGATTCTCGGCAAACGCAATAGCGCCTTGCTTAAACAGGTACGAATGATACTTGTATCCGCCCGTAACTGCAATTACTGGCAGGTCATCGTCAACAACGATATTCAGCCCCATATACTTGGGAATAAGTAGATTAGAACGGCTGTCCTGCACATAGTCAATCAGGTCGTTCTTAAGCAATGTTGAATAGACCGTGGAATGAACAGCAATAGCGTATACCTCATTAAAGTGATCGCCTTGCTTGAGCACAGTTTCAATAGTTTTTTCTGCGCTGATTTTGTTTGCGGCGGTTGCGCTAGTGGCAGTATCAGTTGAAATATCCACTACAAGGTCGCCTGAATCATTGGCAACGTTGTCAGCGATAATGCCGCGCACAGTAAGGGTAAGCAGTTTTTCATACTGTGTCGCCCAATACTGAGCCACACGGTCGCCGATTGCCTGGATTGGATTATCGCCTGAAAGCTGTGCCGCAAGGTCAGTCGCGCCCCATGCCTTACCACGAAGCTGTCGGCGAGCGATCATCTTGTCAGCAGTAATCGCATTCACCGCCATATCGCTACCTTCAGCAAGCACCTCTGAATCGCCTGAAAGGTCTTTCCAGAAGGGGAAATTGAAGGTATTGGAACCACCTGCCAGTTTTTCAAACAGCACAGGTGACTGAACCAGTACGCCAGCCTGGAAGAATTTATTGAGATGAATCGATCGCTCTGCAACATAAGGGTCAAAAACGGTCGGGACAATAACGTCCGAAAGCCTAGTCTCTGCCATATAAAACTCCTTTTATCCTTTTGATGCGGCCTCAAGTGCCGAGTATTGTGCTGGATTGGCCTTGAAAAGCTGCGTCCGTTCATCAAGCGTCATATCCTTGAACGCTTTATTTGTGCCTCCGCCAGCTCCAGAACCACTAGCACCACCGCCAGAATTGCTTGATGCAAGCGCCCATTCTTTACCGTCTGGAGTGTTCATCCACTCGGTTACGTATGATTTTGGGTCGAGCTTCTTCACCGTGCCGTCAGCGCCCTTGACGCTTGCGACAGCTCGTGGCTTTCCGTCTTCCCCAAGCTCGACAGTGAACTTGCTCTTGTGCAATAGCTTCACCGCTTCCATGTGCGCCGGTTTTACTGCGCCTGCGAGTGCCGAAGTCAGCCCACCATCGATTAACAAGTCGGCGACAGTCTGATTCGCGGCAGAAACTTTCTCGTCTCTCTCTTTCTCCGCTTTCAGCTTATCGGCCTTCACGGTTTCCATATCTTTCTGTAACCGTGCAAGGTTCGCCTGCAATTCATCGCGTTCTGATTCCAGCATTATGAGCTTTTGCCGTGCGTCGTCGTCTGGATTTTTGTACTTTTCCAGCAATTCCTTGTTCTTCTTCTTCAACCCAGCGACTTCGGCATCTATTGCGGACTGCATGCTCTCATTGACAATGCCCTCGGCCTTGGCAATTTGCGCATCGGTCGCGCCAAGCTCTTTCAGCAATTCTTTCAATTTGTCCATATCATACCCCTAGGGTCGGGCCTTGCCCGTATTATTTCCGGCCTTGCCGGATTGTTTACTAATAAAATCAATCATCACAGACAACTTTCTCATGCAACGTGTAATCGGTTTCATAAATAAACGGCTCAAGCTTCGCTTCGTAGAACGGCGCATCGAGCTTCTCCACGGCCACGACAATATATTCAACGCCTTCAATTATCAGATGCTCGCCTTTCTTGATCAAGTGAGGAACCATACAGTTTTTCATTTCAGCTCCTTAAGTGTTAGTAACTTGCCGTCTTTCACGAACGATTCTACCGGCATTCCTTGCTGATACAGCTTCGCGCGCGTCGGCCCTAATATCTCAGCCTGTTCTTTTAGGCTTGCCGATTTCAGCATATCCTTCCACGTTGTGTATTTCGGCACCTGTCCGTTCATGCTCGCGCGCGTTGTATCAGGTAATTCATCAGCGTCAATGCCAAGCTCACGGAAACTCTTAAACACCACCGTGTACAGGCCTCGGCACGAAACGTGCTGGGGGAGGAACGGCTTCGGCTCATTCACGCCATATACGCGCCCATCTTCAAGCCCGCACACAATACACGTTCTTTCGTCAAGCGTTTCGACGCGCATATAGCCCTTGATAATGTCCTCATTCGCCTGCCAAAAAATATCACGCGCCGTATTGCTCACGTGCATGACCGCGGTTCTTGCCAACGCTTCCGCTTGCCTTGTGTCAACCGTCATGATGCCGCCTGTATACTTTCCTGCAACATACTTACCACCAACCCATTTGGCCCGCCTTACCGCACGGCCTCGAAGCTCAACTACAAGCGCATCAAGCGTCTTGCCTTGTTCAATTGCTCTTTTTGTCGTCTCGACAACGTCTGTCATATTATTGACGCCAAGCGCATCAACAAGCTGTGCAAGCGTACTGCCTGCCGCTGCGGGGCGCTCCGCGATTTTCT